AAAGTGACTTTCCCCTCCTTATATTCTACATAAGCATAAGCATATTTATCTGCTGGAAAGACCATTCTGGACTCTCCTTTTATGATTATCTTATAGGATATAGGGTAAATGTCAGCATATTTCAACCACTCTAAAGTGATACCAAATGAAGCCCAATACTCAAGGTCATACTCTCTCCATTCCCTTGTCTTACATTGTAAATCAAGGTTAGAACTGTACTCCTTAGTAGTGACAATCTTAGGTTTACCTAATGCACTATAGCCATTAGTTTTAGTAATCTTGGATAAGTCCTCCCAAATATGTGCAAGCACATCATTGTAACTCTCCCCCCAATACTTACCTAATAAATCAAATGTTCCTCCTCTATCTTTTGTAGCCAAGTCTGTCCAATGTATCTTCTGACCATCTATGCTATAAAAACCAAAGGATGGATGGTTATCAGGTCTTAATGGACTTGATATAATTGTTGGTATCTTGTCTACTCCAAAATAATGGTTCAGAATATCTAATTCTGATACCTTTGATAAAATCTCTTCTAATCTGATATTAGGTTTACCTATACTAACAGCCATAGCTCTAAATCTTTATGTTATTAACCCCAAGGAGTTGCTGTAGGAGCTGTTGCTGCTCCTAATGGGTCATTGTCAGATGCAGCAAATGAAGTAGCTTCTACTACATTTTCATGCAAAGGTTGAGTAGAAAACTCAGTGCCCGGAGCACCCCCATTACTTTGGAAATCAGCAATAGCAGCATCAATCTTACTGTAATCTGTCACAGCATTCTTAGCAAACTTCCTTGTAAATACAGCCTGATACTGTCTTGTACCATTCTCATTATCTACAGTTCTGATACCTACTGCACCTTTAACTGTATATGCAGCAGCAAGAGTAACAAGCTCTTTAAGCTCTTTTACATCACCCTTGAATAGAGCTGCCATATCAAGAGAAACCTCACTGTCAGAGGGGTCTTCCTTCATAATCCACTTACCATCTTTATAGTTGGCAGGATTAGGAATATTCAACCACTGAATAAGGAAGTCAATCAAGAATTCCTCACCTTGCCATGCAGGTCTGTAATCTGCACTAATATTGGCTGGTCCAGAAGTGTATTGTGGAATAGACTTGGACTGTAGTTCTTCTTTTGTAGCCCATGCAGTTCTACCAAACTTATCAATAATCTGGCATTTACCACTTGTCTGACCAATCTTAAAGTCCTTAGTCAGCATGAAGCTGATAGGAATAAGCAATTCAATACCATTATTCAACTTAGCATCAGGAGCAGTCTTTGCATAAAGTACTACCCTTACCTGTTCCTTACCTTCCTCAGTTTTGCCAACATATTCAGGGTCATTCTCAATCTCTCTACCTGTGAGAGCCTCTAATTCTGCCTTAGTAGGATTTACAGCTACAATATTGAATGCAGCCATACCTTTGTACATTCTAAATGAACCTTCAACTGATTCTTTACCTACTTTAACAGCCATGAAACTTTTGTTTAAATTCTTCATCTTAAATTACTGATTTTTACGTGATTAATCTTTGAAAGGCATTTCATCTGCTACTTCTCCAAATGGATTTGCAGGTGCTACCTCTTCTGCCAATGCAACTGCCTCAGATGCAGGTACTTCTACCTCTCCTACAGCCTCTTCTGAAACTTCTCCTTCTGGAGCTTCTTCTGTTGCTTCTGCTACTGCCATGATACCAGCAAGAACTTCCTCAGAAGTGAAACCACCAGTCATAGTTTTGATAGGAGCTTCAAAACCTTCAATAGTTTCACTGATTACAGTCAATTCTTCCTGTGCTTTCTCAATTTTCTCTACTAGTTTGTCCCTCTTGGTTCTCAAACTCTTAGTGTTCTGGGCTGTTCTTTTAATAATTGCCAGTTCAAATCTACTTAACTCTTTCATAATGTTTAATTTATAAAAATTGTTTGTCTTTGCCCTATTTCATTGGGCTTACTTTGCAGTTTATTTATGGTGTATTTCTTTTCATAATACTCTAATGCCCTCATAAAGAAAGGCTCAAACACTCCTTTCTTTAAAAGGAAAGTAATGAACACTGTTGTTTCATGATAAGGTTTATCATGCTCCAAACAGTAATTCATTAATAGCGTATTTACAGTCATTTCAGTCAGTCCACCAAAGGTTACAAGCCTACTAATCCTAATTACTTCATCTCTACTCATAGTATTCCTGTGCCTTCTCAACTACAAGACCCAAGTCATTGGGAATATATAGAGGAAACATACCAACACGACTCTTTGCAGGATATACCCCATCATCATTAGTAACAAATTCTCTAAGGGACTTCTTATCCTTTGCATCAAAAGAAGACTTACCATAAAGAACCACTTCAAACTTACCTTCCGGTGTTATATAAGCATCCCATTTTAACACCGAGGACATATTTTTTTACACAGGTAATTACCCTGCTATGCCCTTCTTAATATTTCTATTAAGATTTGACTATATCTTCACTAGATTTTCTTTTAGCCCACCATGCCTTAATAGTTTCACTTCTCTTTCTTTTAGATTCTTCAGATTGCACAATACCTTTATGAGATTCTGATAATCTCTTCTTTGTTTCTTCTGAAGCTTTCTTTCCAGTATTAGCTATAGCTATTTTAGCTGAATGTTCTTTAGAATGAGGAACTCCTTTAAGTCTTTTACTCATAGCTTTTTTAAATTCTTCTGTATGTTTCCTTCCAAGATTAACTAATCTTAATTTAGATATAGTTTCTTGGTCATGTATAAACCCAACACAACCATCACCACCTTCTGTTAAATTAATAAGATTAGTGTATTGAGAAATCCAATGTCTTTCTCTTTCTTCCCATACAGAATTATCACATTCTTCTATAAGCTCTATTATAGGTCTTTTTCCAGTATTTAAAATACTTAAAATCCAATTAGATAAATGCTTATTATGCCTATTACCTTTAGCATTTGCAATATGATTACCTAATCTTCTACTTAAAGACCTTACAGTTTTTCCAACATACCTTATCTCTAAGGTATCTGGATGTTTTAAGACATAAATTTTCACTCTTCTAGTGTCTACCATTTCCAAATATAATTAATTACTTTATAAATGTACTCCTCCACAATAGAGGATAGTCGATGAACCTTTATCCTAATTAGGATACTTGGCTGCTGATTGTCCAATCTGTATAATTTTCAAACATTCAAGTTTACTATTACTAGTTACTTTGTAGTTTATACAGCTCTAAGGATATTCCAGCAATTAGATAGATAATGGCAGATGCTAAGCTACCATGTTACCAGTACTCTTATATTTGTAAGAGATACTATCACCATTCCTGTCTTTGTACTCTTCATAATGAGCAAGACAAATCATGTTCTTGTTTTCTGGCACAAGATTGATTGCATCAAAGATTAATCCCATTCCATAACCAATCTGTTTGGGTGTATCCCAACCTCCTTTCATTGCATTCTTCATATAGAAGTCCTGACTGACATAATTCATATCATCAAGTACTATATTAGTAAAAGGAGAATTAGAACTGGATAACATCTCAATGATTTGAGCAACTTCTTTTGCATCATTGGTTATAATCCTGTTACCTTTACCAATCTCCTTAAGAGTAGTAACTTGATACTTACTACCTCCACCTCTAAAAGGTAAAGGTTTATTTACGCAACTTATCAAATAAGTCACTTTAGGGTCCAACCCTTTCAATCCAAGCTCTGGTATCTCCCCAATAGAGGTTGATTTACCAAAACCTGATTTAGCTAAAATTAATGCTTTCATTTTTCTTATTTAAAATTTAGTTTGCAAAAGTAATCAATTTGACTAACCTATGCAAATTTATTTTCCACTTTTTTACTTTGCCTTTTCTTATAGAGGTATTCATGAAGGTATAGTTAGTTTTCCTCCTTACAACTGTCTCAATATACTCAAGACATTTTTCTAGTTCAGACTTATTATTGGGTAATGGAAGTTCAGTAAAGGTACTTACTGCTCCATCAAAGAATAGTGGGCATATTTGACCTCCTGCTCCATTATCTCTATCCTCAATAACTTGCATAAACCTTATATTGTTTTTGAATTTGGTCACATCATAACCTTCATATTCCCTTAGACCATACTTAAATGGACTATATAAACCAAGCACCAGATTTGCCAATATTGTTATCCTAAGAGCTCTTTATCTCTTAGTTCTGCATTTTACTTAATTATTTATGCAGTTCGGACTATCTCTTCATACCCCACTAAACATTAGTATGTATAGGGGTATGCCTC